CGAAGTAGAAAAGCTGTTAAAGCTGCTATTGATTTTGGAGAAGGTAGGATAGACAAGGAAGAACTTAAAAATTTTTCTATAGCAGCGTATAATGCTGCTGATGCTGCTTATAATGCTGCTGCTGATGCTGCTGATGCTGCTTATAATGCTGCTGCTGATGCTGCTGATGCTGATGCTGCTTATGATGCTAAGGCTGCTGCTGATGCTGCTTATAATGCTGCTTATGATGCTGATGCTGATGCTGCTTATGATGCTAAGGCTGCTGCTATTGCTGCTGATGCTGCTTATGATGCTAAGGCTGCTGCTATTGATGTTTATGCTGCTGCTGCTTATGCTGCTGCTGCTGCTTATGCTGCTACTGCTGCTTATGATGCTGCTTATGATGCTGCTTATGATGCTGCTTATGATGCTGCTTATGATGCTGCTGCTGCTTATGCTGCTGCTGCTTATGCTGCTGCTAAAAAGAAAAACCAACAACAAACAGCCAATATATGCAAAAAGTACCTACCCTTAGAAATCTGGAATAAAAAATTAATTTAAAACATATAAATATGAAAACTAAACGGAAGAGTGGCTCAAGCTACTTAACAGCTAAAGGCGTTCACATGAGGCAACTTAATTTTTCAGTATCTGAAGAAACTGCGGAAAGATTTGATAACATTTGCATGGGATTATCTAGGTCTGTGATATTCACCCAAATGCTTAATAGTTATGTTAAAAATGATGGGGCTGAAGAACCAACACCAACATATTCAATCCTAAGCGAAGAGTAAACCCGAAATTTAATATTAAAAGCTTGACAACTAAAACATAACAGAGTTTACTTGTAAAAACTATCACACAAGTAAACTATACTAAGCATGTATAATATTAAAACTACAAATCTGACAGCCAAAGAATTAGCTAAAGAACTTTCACTAAACCCCCAGTATGTCAGAGATTTAGCCCGTTTGGGAAGCATACCAGCAAAAAAAATAGGCACCTCTTGGCGTTTTGATCTCGAGGAGGTTGAGGAACAATTAAATAGAAATGCAGCCCTAGCGGTGCAACGCTCTTTGATTTCCTCAACCTCTACTGATGATTAAAAATGTCTGTCAACAACTCACAGCTACCTCCGCAATTAAGAGCCAATATTGAAAGCTATCACAAGGCAGGCTACGCAGTCACGCCCCTTAATGGTAAAATCCCCACCACCAAGAATTGGCAGAAGACAACCCCTGCTCAGTCAAAAGATCAATTAGACAATGGGCATTACGACAACTTCAAGTCTTTCGGCTTTGTTGTGCCAGATAATGTAATCATAATAGATGTCGATAACCACGGTAAAGACGGCGAGAAACTGGGAGATAAGAATTTAAAACTACTCTCCGAGAAATATAATTTTGAACTGATAGCGAACGCAGCTATTATCACTAACACAGCTAGTGGAGGTAAACATCTATATTACAAGAAGAAAGATAAATACCTAGAACTGCCAGTATCAAATACACTAAGAGGGTTCCCGTCAGTGGAATTTAAGTCAATTAAGAGGCAAGTAGTAATAGCAGAATCTATATTACCTAATGGTAAAAAATATTCATTATCACTTTTAACCAGAGGTTTTAAGGAGATGCAGTATTTACCCGATCAAATGATGCTTGACATATTGTCAAGGGAGAACAGTATTCGGCTAGAGGCACCCATTCAAGAGGCGACCCAATCAAAAAAAGATATAACTGCGGACATCAAAGCATTTATGGACATACTAGCCTTGCAAGAAGTGTCCCTTGAAGGGGATAGATCAGACAATATATATAAGCTATCTTGCATTGGCAAAGATCAAGGTCTGAGCAAAGAGAAGATTTTAGATCTACTAGCCCCGTATAATCAAAGCCATAACAACCCACCGCTATCCCCACAAATACTACAGTCCACAATAGCCCATACATTCATCTATTCAAAGCATAAGGAACCCACAAGATCCATCGCTGCTGATTTCCCAGAGGTCAAAATAGACAATGGCAAAACACTAACAGATAAAGAAGCCCAAGAGCAAGAAGATGAAATAAACCCGTGGACAGAGAGGCTAGTAAGAGGTGGTAAGGATGGCACAGGAGCGGTATCTAAAGCTAATTTTGGCACTCAAAATACATGCTTATACTTAAAAAATATGCCCCAATTCAAAGATAAGATAGCAGTCAACTTATTTTCTATGGATACTATATGGAAAGAACCAGCACCATGGCATAAAAAGACAATGACCGCAGAGGGGACAGATAAAGTATTAGATGATGATGACTTAATCAGAATGAAAGCAGAATTAAACACAGCTGGTTTTGACCCCACAACTCAAGTAATACTAGAAGCCTCTAGGTCGGTATCTCTAGATAATGAATACCACCCAGTAAAAGAATATTTTGAGGGGCTGCCAGAATGGGATAGGGTAAATAGATTAGGGAGGTTCTTCCCAGATCTCTGTGGTACTACTGATGACGCATATACCCAACAATTAGGAATTAAGATTTTTACTGCAATAGTGGCTAGAATATTAAAACCCGGCTGTAAATTTGACTTCTTACCAATCCTCATAGGAGAACAAGGCATAGGTAAGTCCACTCTACTAGAAACAATGTCTATAAAGCCTCAATGGTATACAGATAACCTCGGAGATGTGAATAATAAAGATGTGATTCTTCGCATGAGGTCAAAATTAATTGTGGAGAATGCTGAGCTTACCATGTTTAATAATGCCGACCCAAACGAGATTAAGGCATTCTTATCAAGGCGTATAGATAGGGATAGGTTACCTTATGATAGACTTCCAAGAGATTTACCCAGACAATGTATCATCATGGCTACAACGAATAAAGATAGATTCCTACAAGATGAGACTGGTAATAGGAGGATGTGGCCTATAGAAATTATAAAAATAGATAGTGAAGGTATTAAAAAAAACTTAAAGCTATTTTATGCAGAGGCTATCGCAAGGTATAAAGCAGGCGAGCAACTATTCCTAGATGATGAAGCTGCCAGTAAAATATCAGTTTTTAAACAAGAGGAGAGGTTTAACCAAGATGACTGGGAATTAACAGTCTCTAATTGGCTTGAATCAGAAGGAAAAGACAGGGTGTTAATAAGTGAGATATGGGAAGGAGCCTTCGGAAAAGACATCGTTTCTTGCGGTTTCCGTGAGCAGAAACGACTTGGCATGATATTACGTCACATTAAGTGGAAGCGTACTACCATGAGAGTAGACGGAAAAATTTTATCTGGATTTAAAAAATGACAAATACCATGAAAGACTGCAAAACTGTAAAAGAAGCCATTAACAAAGTAACTTTTATATTAAATAGAGCTCTAAGCGAAAGTACTGAATTAGGTTTACCAGATGAGATAGTAATTTCTAATTTAATTTATAACCTAGATTGCGCTCTAAATTATAAGGAAAGCGAAGGCCAAAAAGAAAGTTAAAATAATACTTGACATACTAGTTTTTACAAGTAAATTCAGTTATGAATACGCTAACTCAAGGGGTGAAAGCCCAGATTCCATGGTGAGGAGTTAGGTTCAGTGGGATTAGTAGTTTTGATTGACATTTTTACTACTAATCCCTAAAACACATAACCCACGCAAAACATGCAGATAACATTTGAAAAAGATAAATACTACATATCCTGCGGCTACGGAGAACGCCAACAGATCAGAGCAGCCGGTTTCAAATGGGAAAGCTCAACTAAAAAATGGTTTACTAATAACTTCTACATAGCGTTAGCTGGGGCTAAAAAACTAGGGGTTAATAATTTTCCAGATGAACTGTACAGATTGATTTTAGCTTTAAAGAATAGTTACGCAGATACCCCCCAAAATAATACAGAGTCATCCCTCTTCAACTACCAAAAAGCAGGAGTTGAAGGGATTCGAAGCCTTAAAAATGTGCTGCTAGCTGATGAACAAGGTTTAGGCAAAACTCTTCAAGTCATAGAATACCTAAACCTCGCAGCCCACAAAAAAAGATTAATAATTTGCCCAGCTTCATTAAAATTAAACTGGGAAAGAGAATTCCACCAATGGGGTAAGGGCTTATTTTCAACAAGAATAGTCACCCATGGGAAAGATAATTTCGCCATAGAGGAATCAGTAATTACTGGGGAAGCTCACGACACTATCATAGTTAACTATGATCTCTTAAAATCTAAAATAATAATGGATCAACTAACGGCTTTTAGTCCAGATGTATTAGTATGTGATGAGGCTCACTATTTAAAAACTGCTAAAACTGTTCGCACCAAAAATGTGGCTAAGTTATCAAAGATCGCAGATAAAAAGATTTTCTTAACAGGAACCCCCATGCTAAATCGACCTATTGAATTGTTTTCCATCTTAAAAATGCTATCCCCAGAAACATTAAAGCCTTACGACAACTACCGCAACTATGCTTACAGATTTTGCAATGCTTATAATAGTAGGTGGGGTTTAGATGTGAGTGGGTCAGCTAATGTTGAAGAACTTGGAGTTAGGTTGAGAGCCACCTGTATGATTCGTAGGTTAAAGAAAGATGTTATGAAGCAGTTACCTCAAAAAACAACACAACTTATCCCATTTGAGATGGATAAGAAAGCTGAGAAGATCATTCAGAAAGAATATAGATTTGACCCAGAGATTTTACAGAAGTTCCCAGAGTCAGCAACTATAGGTGAATTAGCAACTATCAGAAAAGAATTAGCTATGTTGAAATTAAATGAGAGTGTATCATATATTGCTGATTTACTTGAGAGTACAGATAAAATCGTGGTGTTCGCCCATCACCATGACGTAATTAATGGGCTTAAAGAGAAGCTAGAGCAGTTTAACCCTGTCGTCTTAACTGGCAAACATAGTGCCAAGAATAAACAAAAAGCAGTAGATGATTTTCAGAAAAAGAAAGACACGAGAGTTTTTATCGGGCAAATCCAAGCTGCCGGTACTGGGCTGACACTAACTGCGGCAAGCACAGTGGTCTTTATAGAATCTAGTTGGGTACCTGGTGAAATAAATCAAGCAATAGATCGCTGCCATAGAATTGGTCAGAAGTCTAATGTTACCGCTAAGTTCTTAGTGGTTGAGAAAAGTTTAGATGAAACAATGCTGAAAACTATCTTCGATAAAGGCAAAATTATTAACCAAGTAATGGAATAGGACTATGAAAATAGAATATAGACAAGTGTCAGAATTAATGAAAAATTTCACAGGTTATTTCCCAAATCATATACACATAAAATTCTTATGGACCAAGACTAGGGCGCAAGTAACTGCAGAAGAAACTGCAGTAATCCCCATTATTAAGGTTACCATAAACGATACTAATAAAGGTGGTGAAGGTGAAGAATACTGGACACTTGAATATGCTTATAGTCTTTTGAAACAACCAAAAGAAATGGAACTCTGTGTGGCTAGGTGGTTTAAAGGCTTTAAAAACGCCAGAAGGACACCTACACTAGAGCTACCTGGGTATGAAAAGCCCACTAAACATTAAACTTAAATAAAACATTATGGACAACCACAGAATAGACCAAATACTAGGTATGAAGAATGAAAGTTCCTCAGCGGTAGAAGCCCTAACTCTTGAGCTTCTCGAAAGAATAGGTGACAACACTAACCAAATACTTCAATTACTAATAAGAGGGCAAGGAGATGTAGCAAACCCTATAGTAGCTGAACCAACTAAGGCTCAAATAGAAGCAGAAAAGGAAAAAGCTGTGGGAACAGCTCCAGTTGAGGTTAAAAAACCAGTAGCTAAGAAAAAAGCAGCCCCTAAAAAAGTAGAAAAGGTAGCTCCAGATGGAATTAAAGAGGAACCCATGCCTATAGCTGAAAAAATGTTACCAACTAAAGATGGGGTTATGAAAGAATTAGTGAATTTTATTGGAGAAAATGACGAAGCAGCTTTGGCAGAAATATTGGAAGGCCTAGGCGGTTATAAAAACTTCCCATCAGTTCCGCAAGATAAATACCCTGCTTTATTAAATGCAATTAAATAGTTAATATGCAACATTCAAAATTAGGTGCGTCTTCTGCGTCACGATGGCTAAATTGTCCGGGTAGCATTCAGCTATCCGAGACAGTGCCGAAACAAAGCGGTAGCAGTTATGCCCTAGAAGGTACTGCTGCCCATAAACTAGGGGAGAATTGCCTTAATAAGGGTACTTGGCCGGAGCATTATATAGGTGAAATGATTACCTTAGATGATCGAAGTGAGTATCTTGTCACCGAAGAAATGGCTGAGGCAGTTAATGTCTATGTGGAGTATGTCCGTGAGAGAGAAAAATTAGGGGAATCTTTTATAGAAACTAAATTTGATCTAGGATTTATCCATGAGGGTATGTTTGGCACCAATGATGCTTGTGTTTATAGTGAAATACTAGGTATACTCGAGGTAATTGATTATAAACATGGTGCAGGTATTGCCGTTAGCCCCGAAGAGAACACTCAATTAGCTTATTATGGTTTAGGAGCAGCTCATATCCATGATCTACACCCAGACAGCCAGATTAAATTAACTGTGGTTCAGCCAAGAGCAGCAGGAGAAGCTATAAAATCTTGGGCTACTACAGTTGGTTACCTAGAAAAGTTTGGTGATACTTTACGGAAAGGAGCTCTAGCAACTAAGCGTAAGAAGCCTAAATTTGCTGAGGGCGATTGGTGTAGATTCTGCCCTGCTCAAGCAGTCTGTCCTCAGATAGAGAAGAAAGCTCTTGAGGTTGCTAAAGCTGAGTTCAGTGACAGTAAAATAGTATTGCCCGAACCTAGTGATTTAAAAATAGTCAATATTAAAAAAGTCTTGGACTTCTCTAAAGTTATGTCATCATGGTTAAAATCAGTAGAGGCTTATGCTTTTAATGAATTAGAAAGTGGCAAAACCATTGAAGGATATAAGCTTGTGAAGAAAAGAGCTAATCGTAAATGGATATCAGATACCAAAGCTGAATTAAAAGCTCAGCAAGAAGCTTCAAATATGGGGTATGATCGGAAGGATATATACACCGACCCAAAATTAAAATCACCAGCTCAATTAGAGAAGTTGGTTGGTAAAGATTTGGTTGCTTCACTTTGTGAAGTGCCAGATAATGGTAGTACCATGGTACCTGTTAGTGATAAGAGGCCGGAAGTAGTATCAACACTAGGGTCTGAATTCGGTTCGATTTCAGAATAATTAAAACAACTTTAAAACACGTAAAACATGCCAAATTTAATCACGCCTATCGGGAAAGCTTCTTTTCCTAACCTCTTTAAAGCAAAACTAAATGAACTTTCTGGTAAATCAGAGTATTCAGTTGATCTTTTGTTCGATAAGAAAACAGATATATCAAGCATCAAAGATTCTATTGCGAAAGTTACTAAAGCTAAATGGGGCTCTAAGATACCAAAAGTATTAAAGAATCCTATTAAAGATGGTGATGGTGTCAAGCAGAACGGAGAACCATATGGTACAGAGTATCACAACCATTTCTTTATCACTGTTAAGAACACTCGCAAGCCAGGTATTGTTGATAGCCAAGCACAACCCATCCTAACCGAAGAGGAAGTGTATGGTGGCTGTCATGTCCGAGCGAGTCTTAACCCATTTGCTTATGACCATGCTGCTAACAAAGGTGTTTCTCTATCTCTAGTTAATCTACAAAAAATTAAAGATGGCACTCGTTTCGGCGGTGAAGCTAGCGTCAGTGCTGAAAGCGAATTTGATATAGTTGATGAGGAAGTTGATAACCCAGACAATTATAAAGAAGGATCTTCTTTATTAGGCTAGTTATGATCTATATAGACTTCGAAACAAGATCAGAAGTAGATATTAGAAAGTCCGGTAGTTGGGTGTATTCAGTGCATCCTTCTACCGAGATTCTCTGCTTAGCTGTTAAGCTCAACGAAAACCCAGTTGAACTACTACAAAAAGGCTCTATAAGACCATATACACCTGAGGGGCACTCGTTGGGTTTAACCACTAAAATAGAGCAAGGCGAGTTAGTAGAAGCACACAACGCTTTTTTTGAAAAAGCTATCTGGCAAAACATCATGGTTAAAAGATATGGTTGGCCAGAGATAAAACCGGAGCAATGGCGTTGTAGTGCGTCCAGTGCAGCTTACCACGCATTACCAAGATCACTTGGCGGTGCTGGTAAAACGCTTGGGCTGTCTACTATTAAAGATGATGAAGGTAAAAGAGTTATGATGCAGTTAGCAAAGCCAAGACCTAAATCAAAAATCTTCTATGAGAAATCAGAACACCCAGAAAAATTTGAAACCTTATATAATTATTGTAAGTCAGATGTAGAATCTGAATACGCCATAGCTAAAAGACTAGGGGATCTTCCCGAGAAAGAATTAGAGATATGGCAGTTAGATCAAAAGATCAACATGAGAGGTGTGCCAATAGATATTGAAGCAGTCAATTGTGCTTTAAAAATCCTCTCCGAATACTCTGATACTTTGAATTCGGAGATAGCTATTATTACAGAAGGTGTGATAACAACCATTGGGCAGAGAGATAAAATAATAGCGTGGGCAGAGAGCAGAGGGGAAACCCTTACAGGCTTAACTAAAGATGAAGTGGTAAAAGCATTGCCAAATATAAAAGATGCTAAAGTTAAACGACTATTAGAAATACGCCAAGGTTTAAGTAAGACAAGCACAGCTAAATATGAAGCTATGAAGAACAGCACCGCCTCAGATGGAAGAATCAGAGATGTCTTGATGTACCACGGGGCTTCCACAGGGAGGTGGACAGGTAAATTAGTTCAATTCCAAAATCTACCGAGAGGTAATATAAAAGATATGGGGACTGCTATCGAGTTAATTAAACAAGGTAGCGTAGGTAAAATAGAATTGCTTACAGGGAATGTTATGGGATTCATGTCTTCTGCCATAAGAGGGATGGTTAAAGCTCCTGAAGGTAAACACTTCCTAGTTGCTGACTTTGCAGCTATCGAGGCTAGAGTATTGGGTTGGTTAGCTGGGAGCGAATTAATGCTCAACCAATTTCGAAAGGGTGAGGATTTATATAAACACATGGCCTCTAATATTTACAAGGTAGATGTCACAGAGGTCACCCCAGAGCAAAGACAGTTAGGTAAAGCAGCTATTCTTGGGGCAGGGTATGGCATGGGCCCTGCTAAGTTCTATGAAACTTGTTTAAGTTGGGGCATTAAAATACATGAATCTTTAGCTCAAACAGCTATTGCTACTTATCGAGCAACATACCATCAAGTCAGAAAGCTTTGGCAAGACCAAGAGAAAGCAGCCCGTACGGCCGTACGCACGGGCAAAAAAATTACAGCAGGTAAAACCATTTGGTTTGTTAAGGACGACTTCTTAAAATGCCAACTGCCAAGCGGGCGGTGCTTGCATTACTATAAGCCAGAACTAAGAGAGAAAGAAACTAAATGGGGCATGGCTATCGAGTTAAGCTATATGGCAGAAAAAATGGGAAAGGCTTTTAGAAATGGAACCTATGGCGGGAAACTAGTAGAGAACATAACTCAAGCTGTTGCGAGAGACCTAATGGCGGAGGCTATGGTTCGTATTGAAGGTGGGGGGTTTGAGATTGTGCTGTCAGTCCATGATGAATTGATAGTGGAGTACCCTTTAGATACTATTAGGCAAAGACCTTTAGAAAACTTCTGCGAACTCATGTCACAAACACCAGAGTGGGCAACTGACTGCCCCATAGAAGCAGAAGGTTGGTCGGGTATTAACTATAAAAAATAAAACATTATGCCGTATCTTTGCAAATCTTGTACGGCTGAAATACAAAGCCAAGCCCCATATCGTAAGGACACTTATAAATTTTGTTCTAAGGAATGTTTTGAGGAATATATAAAAGAGAAATCGCAGAAAGATAATATAAACCCAGAGCATTATAAGGTTGGAGGTATTGAAACTTTTGATTTTATTAAAGCTAAACTATCACCATCTCAATTAATTGGCTTCTGTAAAGGTAATATATTAAAATATATTTCAAGAGCAGACCATAAAAATAAACTAGAGGATCTAAAGAAAGCCGAATGGTATTTAAATAGATTAATTATTGAATTAGAAAAATAAAAAACTATGGAAATATTATTTTTAATACCTGCTGTGATGTACGCAGCTATTATAATAGGGGACTTTATCATATAAATATAAATATAAATATAAATATAAATATAAATATAAATATAAATATAAATATAAATATAAATATAAATATAAATATAAAGAATAAAAT